CTGCGGAACGCTTGGACTAGCGATCTCCTCCTCTTCCACGGGAGCAACGCCCGGAACGAACATACCCTCCGAAGAAATGTCTGTCGCCTCTGCCTCTGGCTCCGGTGTGTCGGCATCTGGCTGGCTCTCTGTCTCAAGTACCTCATAGGTTTCCTCTATCAATTTGGCTGGAGCGATAGCATCCAATGGGTTGCGCGGGATGTCCTTGATCTCTGCTGATTTGGCATCTGACGGGTAGTCATTGGCCTCCTCTGTGGTGATGAGTCCCTTCAGTGCATCTGGGAAGGCATCACGCAGGGCAAAACCTCTGGCTCGCATCTGTAGCATCCGCTTGGGGTAGCTAGTCCATGGCCCCTGCTTATTCCACAGTCCTGCCCGCTTGGCATCCTCGACTGAAAACCGTGCTGTGACAGGCTTACGCCCCCTTCTGTGGGCGATACAGACGGCGACAGGGTTCGGTGTACCTTCGCCCTCGAAAAACTCTTCTACGCCCTCACAGGCTGGGTGTGCCTGCACCAGTGCCATCGCTGCGTCACCGTAAACTGAGGGCTTGCCATTGATGACTGAGATGTTTTGCAAAGCTTGCATCGGAGCAAGACCGATCTCGGTTCCCCATTGGATAGCGACCAAGATATCCAGCGGTTTGCCTGCATAGTTCTTCGGGACAAGATTACTGTTGGCTAGTTCGGACGCGAAGTCCTTGGCTTCTGCGAATGTTGTCGGCAGGAATCCTTGCCTTACTGTTAAGTTACTCATTGTTTATTCTCCGTAAGTTTTTTTAGTCGGTATTCTTTTACAAAGTTTTGTAAGTCTGCCTCTTCCCTCCACCAGTACATATCAATGATGATGTCCTCAAGTATTCTTATTGCTTGTTTATGCTTTCTCTTGTAACCATGTGAAGGCGTTGACCCTATGACAGCATCGTAAACAATCTTTATTTGCGCTTCGTCGATTAACTCGCACCCATCTTGTTTGTCGTGTATTTTCTCGTCAGAAATCCAAGGCTTAACGAATTCATAAATCATCCCTTAATTTCCTTCACGGTTAATGTTGATTGGCGCACGGAGTACGCCGCCTTTCCTTTGACTACGCGATCTTGTGTCGCTTGGTAATTCCGCATAGGCCAGCTTACTTGGTAACGTCCTATAGTTGCTTTACTGGCTGTCTGCATAGCTTCTTTGATCTTAGTTTCCCGATCATTGATGATTTCCTCGCACTGCTTTATGTCCTGCTTGGCTTCCAAAATGTCACGCGCCCATGTTTCAAATTCACCGCCAAGCTGGACTGCGACATCTTCTCCCTGCGCCCAAGTCCTGTCGGCATCGGCGGAGTTGACAGGCGGGTAGTAATCAATATGCCTGTCCATTTTCCAGATGTCAAGTCTACGCTCAAAGTCTAAAACGGCTGCATCGATTGCCCGTAGTGTTGGCGGGTGCGGTTTAAACAGGAAGATGCGTAGCTCTGTGCCGCGATATAAGACGCATAGAGCGCCCCATTTGGCTCCGGTGATATCCATCTGTGCCTGAAGCTGGATCGGCCCTCTGTAGAGCGCTGGGCTATGCTCTGGTGCCACTGCGGTTAGCTTGGCTTCCAATATGCCGCGACCATCTAGCTGAATGCTATCCCCATCCATGACCATGATGCCAAGATCTGGGTTATTCTGGACGACTATCCCATTGCCATCGGCAGTTGCGTCAAGGGAACAAGCAAGCTTTAACAGTGGATGGAAGTAAGGCTCTGGATGCTCAGTGATTAAATCCGACACGCCCAGCCGGACTGCCGCCCTTTCTAATATCGCCGACTCGAACGTATTTCCCCAGTCCATTGCTTCATTGCTAATGCTTTCGGGTGTCTTGTTTCCGAGTGCGTCGATGGTTGCTGATAACTCATCGTTCGGGCTTCGATACTTGCTGAACCCCATGACAGACGGCAGACGGGAAGCGGACAGCATGGTATCCGGTGTGACTTTGCCAACCATAATTATTTCTCCTTTGATAATGTTTGACTAAACTCCATGGCAAAGCTCTTGATGTCTGAAAGGTCTATTTCCTCATCCGGTTCATCTACCAAATACAGACTAAGCAATGCTTCAAGGGTTTTCGCTGATGCTTGCCAGATGGCGGCTTCAATCCTGCTTTCATCGCTTGCAATGCCATAACGAGCTTTCCTAAATGTTTCTTTGCAGACCGTTTGATACATTGCCAGAATTGGCTGTGCCTCTGGCTTAAACTCGTGATAGTCCTCGAAGTAGTGCATGAGTTTTGAAAATGTTCCGATGTGCAGGTGTTCCATGATGGCTTTCCTTTATGCGTTTAAGTTATGAAAAAGGTTTGCTTGATTACTTTTAGACCTTTGCCGTGATGGATTGCCAGTGATGCCGGAATAGATAACTCTGTCAATGATTCTCTCAATCAATGCGTGAGTTATCGGATAACCCTCTTGCTCTGATAGATTGACGAGCAGCAAGACTTGCATAGCATCCAGTTCGGACAAGTCTGGTGCTACTTCGTAAATGGTGGAAACGTTCATGTGGTTCCTTTTCAGGTTTATAGGACGGTAAAAAACCCGGTACGCATACCGGGCTGTGCTGCTGGGTGGTGCGGTTATGCTTCTGCGTAGTCTGCAATCATGTGCTGGGCAATCTCGCGCCAATTAACGTCCGATATGAAAGCCAGTGCGTAATCACGGCTGATGCCTTCTGTGGATGTGTTTTCGATAATGTCATGGACGGTATCTTTCAGGCACAGGCTTAGTTCATAGGCATCTGTCTGCTGGTCTTCATCCAGCCCAAAATCGTCTGGTGTCATGCCATCAATCAATTCAAGATTCACGCGCCAAGTAGCGTAGTTTGTCCAGCCGTTATAAGCTTGCTTTTCCATGATGTTCCCTTTCCGGGTTGATTAGATGGTGGTTTGTGTTTGCTGGTATGCCCAGCGATCAAGGATTAAGACTTCGCGGTCGTATTCCTGTTGGCTGATAGTGCCAGCGAGGAATTGTCGATCAAGTCTGCTCATTGCCCGTTCAACGTGATGCTCGATCTGATCTTCGGTCAATGGCTGTTTGGCAAGTGATACTGTCATGGCTGTTCCTTTCAGGTTTAAGCGTTTGTTTATGGGTGAACTGAGTAAACCCAGCCAGCAGGTAAGTTGATGATGGCTGTATCGCGCATCCGGACAGTTATCTTCCAGTCTTTAGGTATGGTTTGCAGTGCGTCTGCAATGATGCGCTTTGCTTGTGCTGCGGTTTTGGCATGGCCTACGATTTGACGGTGATTGAATATTGGTAACATGGCTGATCCTTTCAGGGTTAGCGGTTAGATATCTTCGGTAGTGAGATGCACGGCTGTCAGGCCGATAAAGATGAAGGTGTAGGCGATAGTCTCAGCGCTATCAAAGTCACCAGTGATTGTGCCGATGACGATAATTGCAAAGAGAGCAACGAGGGCGATGCCTTGAATGGTCTTGAGTTTCATGTCGTTTCCTTTTAGGGTTGACAGGCCCGCCGAAGCGGGCTGGGTTGATTAGACTTTGAATTCGTGGGCTTTGAGGAAAGCGATATCTTCAGCAGATGCCATGCAGACGGCCATCATATGCTTGTTGAGATAAGCCTGAAGCTTTGCACGGTTAGATGGTGAAGGCAGTTTGCGGTAGGTATTGAGAAGCTTTTGCATGGTGTCGTTCCTTTCTGGGTTGACGTTGATTGAGTGCTGCTGGGATTAATGCAATGCCAAGTGGCGGAAATTGTATGAGATGCCTTCACGCTTGCACCATGCCACTACATCGGCACGTTCTTTGAGACTGTCTTGCTCATTCTGAATGACACGCAATGCGCTGAAGACAATTTCCTGTTTTGGGGAAAGCCAGTGCAGCACTGAATAGCCATTATCGCGGATGAATCTGCGGGCTGCTTTGTATTCTTGGCGGGTAATCATTTGTCTGTATCCTTTTAGGTTAATTGACGTTTTGATAATCAGGCATTGCCCGAACCATTAATGTAGTTGATTTTCCGCTTGTCATGATTGATTGTTACTATCGGATATTGCATTGTGATAGCATCTGCCTATGGAACAGAAAGCTACATTAATAAGGTTGCGGGTAGATGTCCGGGAAATGCTCGACAGGCTGGCAGAGCAGCAGCGCAGGAGCCGTGTGTCGATCATTGAACAGGCATTGAGAGAGTATTGTAGGCAGCATGAGAGCACAGAGGACAGAGTACAGAGGATGATTAATGGAAAGCTTTGAGCTACCAGAACCACCAGTTATTGAGCAGCACAGGCCGCAGGACTTGCGGAAGTATTCAATAGTCCCGATCAGAGCAGCGAATGACAGGCGGATCAGGCCAGCAGCGATGCGGGTATTACTGACAGTTTGCAGTTATGCAAACCGTGCTGGCTTGTGCTGGCCGTCTCATGCCAATGTAGGTAAGGCTTTAGGTGTGAGCAGACAGGCAGCAGGTAGACAGATCAGAATCTTGCGAGAACTAGGCTATTTCAAGGTAGTCAAGAATCACAGTCACGGCAAGACAGCGCAGATTATCCGTGTTATCTATGATGAAACATTGTCAAACAATGCGCTGATGGATTCAGTCAAGTTCGAAGACCTGCCACCTACCCTGCAAGCTTGGCAAGAAAGAAAGACAACCGAATTGTTAAACCAAGGTAATGAGACAGTTAACAATGTTGCAGTAACGGTAGAAAAGAACGAACGTTCGTATTTAAGTGTTGATGATGTTTTGTTAATGTGGAAAAAGTCTTGTTCGTCTGCTGGCATTGTCAGGATTGTAACGGCTGAAGACAGGCAGGTGGCCGTGTCGATGTGTGCTGCTGGCCTGAGCAGGGCGTCATTCGAGCGTGTCTTGCATCAGGTCTTCTCAGACTGGCAGCAGCATCGCAGGGAGCCACCGCATCGACTTGCTTGGTTCGCTGCCAGACTGGCATCAGCGTGAGGCCACCATGCTCCCCCCCCACCGTCCGCCTGTATCGGTGGGTACCCCGCTCAATTTTTCCCAGCTTTTTCAGGTTTTATATAACGATTAAGTCTAAAAGCGGGCTGTTACAGACTTTTTTTATATATAACTGTGAGGTAGTTAGCGGCTGGCTTAGAGGCGTTGGCTACGAAGGAAAGGCCCTCACGGGGTGGGCAAAGAGAACCTAACCCATATTTTTTATATAGGAGTAATCCAGTATTGGATGCTTGTTCTAGTTTATCTAGGCTAACAGAGGGGCCAGTCTCTGCAAGAACTATGTGTCCCGATATTCTCTACTTGATCTCATCCGAGAGTATGAATAAGGAGTACCGTCCTATTCGCCACGTTTATTCCCTTGGTCACAAGCTACCGACGGGAGGGGTGGGTTATGCCCCCTGCAATGAAGTATAGTAGATAGGCACAGTTGTGCAAATAACTTT